ATAAGGTCTTATTAGATGGCGAACAAGCCATGATTATAAAAATAGGTATGGGTACTACTGTCTTTGGTGTTTATGGTCGTGATGGCTACACATGGCGTTATATCAGCAATACCAAGATAGAATCCCTTAAATTAGAAAAGATAGTTGATAAAGACTTACACCAAGATTCAGCTTATGAAAAGCGACAAAAACTAAAAAACATATTAGAGGGCAAAGAAGATGATTGAAACACTTATAAAACCTGTAAGCGATATTGTAGGTAAATTTGTAAAAGATAAAGATTTACAAGCTAAATTAGATCACGAACTTTCAACATTGTTTCATCAAGCAAATCTTGCTCAAATTGAAGTAAATAAAATCGAAGCAAAAGGTTCTCCATTTCAAAGAAATTGGCGTCCTTCTGTTGGTTGGATTTGTAGTTTTGCACTTGGTTATCATTTTATTGTTGCACCAATTATTGAAGTAATTATTAAAACTTTAGGTGTAGATATACAAATGCCTGAATTTGATTTTTCACAACTATCTGCAATTCTTATGGCATTACTTGGGATGTCAGGATTAAGGTCTTACGATAAATTAAAAAGAACAGATACTAAGTAATGGAAACAGGTGTCACCAAAGAACTGATTGATGATTTAAAAGAAATGCTTATCAAGAATGAAGGCATGGAACTTAAACCTTATCAATGTACGAGCAATAAAACTACAATTGGTGTAGGGCGCAATCTGACTGACAATGGCATAACTATCCAA